TTAGTTAGAGTAAGCAAGACCACCCATACCAGACATTATTCTAAGGACATTGTAGTTGACGGCGTATATTGTTCCACCTTCTACAAGAGGTTTATCTGTTACTAATTGGGCATTATCAATGCGAGAGAAATTACATGTACCGGATGGCTGATGTTCTTCCGGTTTAAGGGCAAATGAATAAACGCCGATTGTATCATTTAAATTACAAGAAGCGAAATCGGTAATATTTATATCCGTAGATAATCCACCTGGTCCTGTATGATGTTCCCATATTTGAGTCCGCGTAAAGTATGCCATGGGTCTCGATTCAAAGCGATCATGGCCATTCAGCTTAATATTATAATTTGTATCTTTCAAAGCGTCAAAATTATAGCTCGCATCTTTAACATTTGTCCATACCAATTCCTTTACTGGATGATTGAAATTTAATTCATTTATTTTGCTAGTGCTTAATGAATGATACTGGAGCTGTTCAATAAGGTATTCATGAGACACCTGTGCGAACCTTCTTCTTTCATCTGTATCTAAATAAATATAATCAACATATAAATCACATGAATGTGGAGCACTATTAGTTATTGAATTCCACTCTACAATGAGTTTCACTTCATGGTATTGAAGAGCAATAAGAGGTAAAGCAAGACCCGGATTACGACAAAACCAGAATTGAAGAGGTACATATACAGAATCAATGCGTTTAAAGCCATCTGTTCCCGCGTCGGCCCATTCCTTACCTGCATTTACACCTCCCATACCAGACATATTCTGAAAAAGAGTTCCACCATTTGAAGAACCATTTGATACAATAGCACTAGTATTTCTTTCTGTTAATTCCGAAAATACTTCCATCCAGTCTCCAGTATGTTTATCAATTGATTGACCACCAATTTCGATTTCAACATTGTCTATCATAAAAGAACCGGCATTAGGGAAATAAGTTAATTCGGAAGCATTGGTTTCGAGCTCTGCTTGGAAATACATTCTGTAAATTAAATCACCATTTCTCGATATAGTAGCCGTTTGTCTTTTACCATCTCCAAGACTTCCAGAAAAAGTCTGCTGAATTGCTTCCATAGAGAAGTTTGTGTGTCGGCGATACACAACCTTAAAGAAAGTGATCTGCGGGTTCCCCGTGAGATAAATATCCTGAGCTCCATAAGCAACAAGTTGCATTAATCCACCTCCCATATTACTTTATACTTTACTATACAAAAAAATTTCTGTGAAATTAACTAAAATAATATTATATTATTATTTTATTGAAATTATTTATCTTAAAAAGAAGTATTAGAATTTAGTTCGAGTAAGCAAGACCACCCATACCCGACATGATACGGAGAACGTTGTAGTTAATAGCGTAAATTGATCCAAGGAGACTGGCATTTGTCGCAATAAGTTGAGAATTATCAATTCGTGAGAAATTACATGTTCCCGAAGGTTGGTGTTCTTCAGGTTTGAGTGCGAAAGAGTAAACTGCTATTGAATCATCGCTAGCTGTAACTTCTCTATAATCAGAAAGGAGCTCTGTTGGGAATGGATAGTTTTCGCTGACACCTAGACCACCTGGACCTGTATGATGTTCCCATATTTGTGTGCGTGTAAAATATGGATAAGGTCTAGGTTCAAAGCGATCATGACCATTTAATTTTATATGGTAATTACCGGCGGAAACATTATATCTTCCGGAATAATAACCTGAAGCATTTGCGGGTAAATTATCACCAGTCCATACTAATTCCTTTACGGGATGATTGAAATTTAATTCATTTACTGTGCTATCTTCTAATGAATGATACTGAAGCTGTTCGATAAGGTATTCATGAGACACCTGAGCAAATCTTCTTCTTTCATCCGTATCTAAGTAAATATAATCAACATATAAATCACATGAATGTGGCGCACTATTAGTTAATGAATTCCACTCTACAATGAGTTTCACTTCATGGTATTGAAGCGCAATAAGAGGTAAAGCAAGACCCGGATTACGACAAAACCAGAATTGAAGGGGTACATATACTTCCCGTGACCCCGAACCAGCCTCTCTGCCACGAGAAACACCACCCATCCCGGACATGTTCTGGAAAAGAGTCCCTCTATCTTCTTTATTAGTTACTGTTAATGTTTCATTTTCTTCGGTTAATTCGGC